TGTCGCTGCCACAACTATTACTGGGGATGGATCTGGCCTATCAGGTGTTCAAGAGTTTCCTGCAGGAACTAAAGCAACATTCGTTCAAACATCCGCACCAACAGGATTTACAACAGATACCACTTCAACATTAACTGAGTGTTGTTTACAAGTCGTAAACGGCACTGGTGGAGGTACAGGTGGTTCAGATCAATTTAGCTCTGTTTTTACAGGATCTAAATCTGCGTCAGCACCCTCTGCTCCAATTGATATAAGCAGTCTTACTTTAACAAGCTCACTTACGGCTGGTGATACAACACTTTCAACACCACAACTACCTAGTCATACTCATCCTAGTAGTGCAGGACGAAGTGGAGGTGGTGGTAACTTTTTTACCAACAACCCTGGACCGCAGTCTACCAGGTCTAATAGTAACACAAATAGAAACTCAGGAAGTGCAGGTGGAGGCGGGGCTCACTCACATACGATATCAGGCATAAGTTTAAGTGGTACATTGAATGCACCTGTTTCCTGCAGTGTGCCAGCAATGAATTTAAAATTTACAGATAGTATAATAGCTACAAAGGATTAAAAAATGGCAAGTACATACTCAGATAGATATAAACTAGAACTTCAAGCTACAGGTGCTAACTCAGGCACATGGGGTCAAAACACAAATAACAATTTAAATGTGGTTGATGCATTTACAAATGGATATTTAGCTAAGAGTGTGGCAGGATCAGCTAATGTAACTTTAACTACAGCAAACTCAGATCCGACTGCAGAAGCTTCTAATAAGGTAATAGAATTTACAGGGGCACTTACAGGTAATATTCATGTATTTTTACCAGCTGTTGAATCGAATTACATATTTTTCAACAATACGACTGGTTCACACACATTAAAGGTTGCTGCCACAGGGCACGCCGCTAATGCTATTGAGTTAGTTCAAGGATCACACACCATTGCTTATAATAGAAATGATAACAAAATGGTTGATTTGTTTGCAAACTCACTTGGAGATTTAAGTATAAAAAGCACATTAACAGTAGACAGCACAGTCTTAACAGCAGCCAACGGCACTATTAACGCCACTGCTTACTCAGGTAATGGGTCTGCTCTTACAGGTGTTTCTAGTATACCGTCTGGGTCACAAGCATTATTCTTCCAAGCTGCAGCTCCAACTGGTTGGACACAGAATACTGACGCATCAATTAACACAACCACATTACAAGTGGTGACAGGCTCTGGAGGAGCTGCAAATTCTGGTGACTCTTTTGCAACTGTGTTTTCAAGTTCAAAGGCAACTCCATCTGGTCCAATAACTTTTAGTAATATAGATAGTGCCTCTGCTTCATCAGGAACATTAGCCGTTGGAGACACAACTCTTTCTACTCCTGAAATACCATCGCATAGTCACCCTGTTTTAGGTGGTAATTCATCTATTCTTACCAGAGATGATAACTTAGCTAGAAGTTCGGGTTCTACTTTAAATGCCGCCGGTGGAGGTGGTAGTCACTCTCACCCTATTTCAGGCACTCTTACCTTAACAGGAAGTGCCTCTACAACAACAGCTTTGACTGTGCCAGATATGGAATTAAAATTTGCAAATGTTATTGCATGTCAAAAAGATTAATATAACCTTCAACTAAATGCCCATATTTGACCCTGATGGTAAATGCCCTCTACTAAATAAAAAGTGCATTAAACACCAATGTGTTTGGTATAATATGTTACAAGGAAAAAACCCACAAAGCGGAGCCAACGTGCAAGAGTGGGGATGTTCGATAGCTTGGATACCATTACTTTTAGTAGAAAATACAGGCAAACAGATACAAACTAACTCCGCTGTAGAGTCTTTTAGAAATGAAATGGTTAAAGCTAATATGGTAACTTTAGCCTTAGTAGATCAAAAAAACAAACAAGAGGAGCAGAAACAGAACCCAGTAGGCAGTTTTTGGAGTAAAATAGCACAAAGTCAAGACGCATTAGCAAATGGTGAGGATATGGATGAGGATATGCAGTTGCTTCAGAATAAAAAAAATGTTAAAAAGAAAAAAGAATCTAAAAAGGTAGTTAAAAAAAATGGCAATAACAATAAACACCGTAACAATAAATAATAGACTTACTATTATTAATGATGCTGGGGTAAATCCAGCAAACGCAAATAACGGTCCAAGAGAATACTCAGGAGATACAGAAGCTGACGTTATTATAGATGGCTCAGCCTATTTAAATATTACAGCAAGTGATATTATTCCCTCAGATGTTCATGCGTTGCAATACAATGCCTCTTCTAACACAGGACACATTGAATTTGTAGGCACAGCAGACAACACAGCCATAGCTGATGCAAGTGGTTTACCTGCATGGGCTAATACAATGGTAACACGTTGGAACGGTGAAAAAACTTATGACACAACTTATCAAACAGAGTACGATAACGCCCTAGCAAACCTAGATTCTTCATCAGAGACTTATGACGCAGATGTAGCTGCAGCACAAACAGCAGCACAAGCGTCAGCTACCACAGCAAAAAATAACGTACTAGGTGCTTAATCTTAAAAAAGACGTTTTAGAATATTGCATCACAATGAAAAAAGTGATGAAGAAACCTTTAATTAAATTAATTAATGAGGAGATTTATCAATCTGTTGAAGTCTGGGGTAATGGCACCATAGCATCTGGAGAGGATTTAAATATAAGATCTGTAAAAGCATCACCTTTTGAAGAGGAAAACATTGGCTCATCTGTTTCTAGAAGAATAATATATAATGACTTAAAAAGATTTGCGGCAACTATAAATCAAGAATATCAAGATAAAGTTTGTAACTTTTATTCTAGTAATAAAAATTATTTTCAATTTCTTTACTATGACTCTAAAATGAAAGCACATTATGATTATCACACTGATCATTTTAAAGAAAACCCAAGAGTATTAACTATTCTCGTAGGATTAAATTCTGTTGATGAATATGCTGGCGGAGAACTATTTGTACAAAATCAAGAAAAGGGTGTTAAATTAGATATGGGAGATGCAATTGTTTTTCCTTCTAACTTTATGTACCCTCACAAAGTTGCACCAGTAGTAAAGGGTCAAAGAAAAGTTTTAGTAATATGGACCCAATAAATTATTTTAAAGAAAATAGTTACGCACATATACCAGGATTAGTTAGTCCTGATTTAACTAATTTTATTTATAATTATTTAGTTATAAAAGCCTGTACAAACGTTCCTTTTGGTCAAGATGATAGTGATACTTACGTAAGATATTGTTACGGAGATACTGCCATAGAAACATTGTCCTCTGTGCTTTTAGAAAAAATATCATACGTAACACAAAAAAAACTTTGTCCTACTTATTCTTATTGTCGTGTTTATACTAAAGGCGAAAACCTGAAACCACACACAGATAGACCCTCTTGTGAGTATTCTATAACAGTAAATCTTGGTGGAGATCCTTGGCCTATATACTTTGGAGAATTCAATAAAGATCATGACTTAGATAATGGATATAGTTTGAAAAAAGAAATAACTCTTAACCCTGGAGATGGTGTTGTATATATGGGAGAGAAGTTGGTTCATTGGAGAAACAAATTTACAGGTGATCATTGTGCACAAGCATTTTTACATTACATAGATTCAGAAGGGTTACACTATCCAGAATGGGCTTATGACAAAAGACCAAATGTTGGTTATTTAAAAAATGATTGATCAAAAAGAAATAAAGAATAAAAATTTTAAAATATTTGTTGGTATGCCTATGTATGGCGGGATGTTGTCTGAAGCGACAATGCATGGAATATTAGACTTACAACAATGGTCGTTGTCTGCTGGAGTGCATATGAGATTTCAAACAATAGGTAATGAGAGTTTAATCACAAGAGCTAGAAATACAATCGTATCACAGATGTTTGACTCTCAAGACTTTGTAGCCACTCATCTATTGTTTATAGACTCTGATATTGGTTTTACATGGCAAAATATAGATAGGTTAGTAAGATTTGATAAAGATGTGGTTTGTGGCATATATCCTAGAAAACACATACATTTCGAAAAAATGGCAAAAATATTAAAAGAAAAACCAGATGCATCTGAAGAAGAAATAGAAATTAAAGCTTTGGGTTATAATCTTAATTTTGACGATCCGTTAAACATAAGTTTAGAGGATGGCTTTTGTAAAGTAAGTGAGGCTGCTACTGGTATGATGTTGGTAAAAAGAGAAGTTTTCAAAACCATGATGGATAGGTTTCCAGAGAGAAAATATGAGTCTGATCAAATAATTAATGGTAAGTCGTATAGGTCTGATAACTGTTATGATCTATTTGCAGTTGGGCCTTATTTAACAAAAGCCTTAAAAGGTGAACCACAAAAAAGATATTTATCAGAGGATTATTACTTCTCAAGACTTTGGCAGGAATGCGGAGGAGAGATCTGGGCTGATATGGCAATGCCTCTAACACATTTCGGTAACAGAGCTTTCAAAGGACACGTGGGCAGTTTACTAGCAGAAAAAAAGTAGTATAATAGTCAAATGCCCTTAGTAAATTTTAGACCAGCACCAGGTATTAATAAAGAAGTGACTGACTATACAGGTCAGGGTAAGTGGACTGATGGTGATATGGTTCGTTTTTTTCAAGGATCTGCTCAAAAAATTAAGGGTTGGGAGAAGTTCATACCAACAACTCTTGTAGGCGTTGCTAGAGATCAACATGCATATGTTGCCTTAGATGGGACAAGATATAATGCAATAGGCACTGATAGAAAATTATATGTAATTGAAGAGGGTTTAGCTTATGACATAACACCTCTTAGAAGAACACAAGCTAGAACCAACCCTTTTACAACTAATGCCACGACATCTGTACTGGTATCTGATTCAGGACATGGTTGTGTAGCAGGTAGTTTTGTTACTTTTGACTCGTTTAGTGCCATAGATGGATTAGACATGAACAAAGAGTTTGAAGTCACATCTGTCGTAAACACAGCGGCATATATTGTTACACATACAAGCACAGCTTCTGGTTCAACATCAGGTGGTGGAGGAACAGGTAATATGAAGTATCAGATAAATCCTGGCCCTGAATTTTCTTTACCAGCTTTTGGATGGGGCACAGATACTTATGGCGCTTCTACATGGAACACTCCAAGATCTACATCAAATGTCACCTTGGAGGCAAGACAATGGTCTCTTGATAACTTTGGTCAGATATTAATCGCTACAGCTCTCAATGGTGGTGCTTTCGAATGGGATCCAGATGATGGAGTAACAACTAGAGCTACTGCAATAGCTAATGCACCGACCGCATCAAGACTAGGTTTAGTTTCCACACCAGATAGACACATTATATTTATGGGGACTGAAGGAACGATAGGTAACACTAATACTCAAGATGATTTACTATTAAGATTTTCTAGTCAAGAAGATAGAAATACATATCAACCCACAGCAGAAAATACTGCAGGTTCTTTGCGAATTGCTGATGGATCACGGATCGTGGCCGCAGAAAGATCTAGAGGTCAAATACTTGTGTGGACAGATACTTCTCTACATGCTTTACAATTTATTGGACCACCTTTTACATTTGGCCTGAGACAGCTAGGTCAAAACTGTGGCATAGTCGGTAGTCATGCTGGTGTTGATATAAATGGTGTAAGTTACTGGATGTCACAAGACTCATTCTTTTTATTCGATGGTTCTGTAAAAAAATTACCTTGCACAGTAGAGCAATTTATTTTTAACAATATTAATGTGACCGGTGCAGAGAATGCGTTCGCTGGACATAATGGAGAATTTAATGAAATAATGTGGTTTTACCCACGAACAGGGTCTGATCAAATAAATGCAATTGTTGCTTATAATTACCTAGAGCAAACTTGGTGGACAGGGACTTTATCTAGAACAACATGGACTGACAGAGAGGTATACGATAACCCTGTAGCCTCAGAATATCTTTCTACAACAACTGCAAATAATGAAGTTATTTTAGGCCTCACAGATGGAGCCACACAAATGTTTCTACATGAAACTGGTAATGATGCAGACGGACAAGCGATTACAGCGTTTGTTAAGTCGGGTGTCGTGCAAATAGCACAAGGTGATGAGTTTGCATTTGTGTCTAAGTTAATACCTGATGTCGAAGATCAGGAGGGTGTCTTAAATGCAAAGCTTGAGTTTAAAAATTATCCAAACAATAGCACAGCGGTTACTAAAACTACCAGCTTTAGTGACACAACAGACTTTGTAAGTTTAAGAGGTAGGGGTAGAGAATTCACAGTGAATGTAGTTTCTAATACGGCAGGCACTGCGTGGAGATTAGGCACTCAACGCTTTGATATTCAACCTGATGGTAGAAGATAAAATATAATTTGTTTGATAAAAAGATAAAGTTTATCTCACCTTTTAAGGGATTTATACCAGATCCTAAACCTGCATCTGCTTTTATTCCAAAAGAATATAAAAATTTAAAAGCATATATGACTGATTCAAGAAAATATGCTTCCGTAAAAAAATGCATACCTTTTCTAGATGCTTACTCAACAGGATATATTATACCGTTTCCTGTAGATATTGAATACCGAACACCCACACATAATCCTGAAGATGGTAAAGAGGAACCTGCAGATTTTTCTATAAGCCCTGTAATACCAGAAGAGTTTTTACATCATTTTTGTGTAAGCTCTCACATGCAACATCAAAGCACTCCTGAGTTAAGAAATCCCAAAAGAACAATAGATAAGGTTTTTAAATTTTCTAACCCTTGGACAATAAAAACACCTCCTGGTTATAGCTCACTTATAGTTACACCTATTAATCATAATCTACCTTTTGATTTAGTATCAGGGGTAGTTGATACTGATAGGTATGATAGCTCCGTATTATTTCCCTTTTATTGGACTGGAGCTACTGATAAGAGCTTTTTATTAAAAAGAGGGACACCATGGGTGCATATAATACCTTTCAAAAGGGAAGCTTGGAAGATGGAAATTGATTATCAAGAAGAAGAAAATTTTAGAAATAATTATAAAAGACTTAAGTTTTTCGGAACGATAGCTGATAATTATAAAAAATCTACTTGGATAAAGAAAACTTTTAAGTAATATTTAATTATGGCAAAATTAACTATAACTAGATTCCCCGATCCTAGAGATGAGTATGACAGACAACAACAGGCAGAATTGATAAGACAGCTTGAGGATCTAATACTTCAATTGAACAGTTCTTACACACAAGACACACAAGAGGAGTCAACAAGAAGGGTATGGTTTTTAGGTGTCTGACGTATTCAAAAGATTTATATCAAATATTACCACAACAGATCTGACCACTGTCTTTACTGTTCCAACAGCTAATGTAGCATCAGTGCCACCTGTACCTGTCTCAACATTTATTGTTAAAACAATAAACATACATAATTATGATGGATCAGCTGCTGTGACTGTTGACGTAGATCATAATGATGGCAGTGCAGATTTTCAAATATTTCAGGTCGATGTTGCTGCAAGTAATACAAATACCATAAACACCAGTATTGTTTATCAAGAAGGTGACGCTTTTAAAGTCCAAGCAAATGCAGCTAGCAGAGCTATGGTTGAAGTGTCCGTGTTAGAGGTTAAACAACAACTCTAGTGCAAGATTTTATTTACAAAAGTAAAGTTGATAATCACCAACAAATAAAACAGACATTAATAGAACAAATAAATTTAATACCAAAAAATCCAATAATGCATGAGAAAAATAATATACTGCATACAGATTGGAATTTGCCAATGACAATGGAAAGAAAATATTCTGGTCTATTTATGCAAGTTGTCTCCCCTCATCTTGAAATGATAAGAAAAGAATTAGATGTAGCTAAAGTAGTAATTGATAACTTTTGGTTTCAGATTTATGCAAAAGGTGGCGAACATGACTGGCACACACATACTCATACTCACTTTAGTAATGTGTATTACTTAGAGTGTCCCACGGGAGCAGGCACTGAATTTAAAAATCTAGATGTACAGTGTGAGGAGGGAGAAATATTAAGTTTCCCTGCTTTTTTACCACACAGGTCTCCACCCCTTTTGTCTGATCTAACAAAAACGATTATTGCTTTCAATTGTAGTTTTGATTATGACTATAAAAAATGAAGATTGATTTATTTAGTATACCCATATGGACAGGAAATATAGAGGCAGAAAAAGTAAAATTAATAGAGCAAAATATACAACCAACATTTGGTTCAGAGGTAAAGACCACTTATAAAGAGAGTAATAAAAATAATATACATCCTGAGTCCTTAAATTATTTATATCATGTCTTGAAACGCCTTTTAGCAGAAACAATAAAAATACCATTTGAATTAAGACTTATTAATATGTGGAAAAACATATATGAGGATGGTGATTTTCAAGAAACACACATACATTGTGGCTCTGATCTTTCTTTTGTAATTTATGAAAATGTCGAACAGTCTAATACAGTATTTGTTAATCCATCTCTAAAATTAATCTCTGCATATTTTGTGGGCCATCCAAAGAAAAAAGATATTTTAGGAGTTCAGACTTTTACTCCAGAGTGTCGTAAAAACCAAATAATAATTTTTCCAAGCTACTTAGAACACTTTGTAAAAAAAACAAGTAATGCTATAACTATGTCTGGAAACTTGGAGCTGATAGTTAATTAAATGTACATAATTGCAGACGTGCCTAAAGAAATTTTAAGCAAATTAGAAATTTGCATACAAGAAAAAGGTCTTGATAAATATAATAAAGAACTCGCTGGGAATATAAAAAGAGAATATGGCATACCTAAGGGTAAGTCGATAATATCTCCTTTTTTAATGCAGATGATATTAGCCTATAACGAAAAATACCCAAATTTTTGGAAGGTCAAACACTCTATGATGAAATACAAACCTGTGGACGTAGAACTACAGAGCCTTTGGGTCAATTTTCAAAAAAAGCATGAGTTTAATCCTATGCACACTCATGATGGCATATATAGTTTTGTTATATGGCACAAAGTTCCTTATTCTATAGACGATGAAAAGGCACAATTTCATGAAACAAACAAGGATGACATTAGAGCTGGCATGTTTTCTTTTTTTATGCTTGACCCATCTGGTAGAATATACCAACAGCCTATGCCTGTTGATAAAACATGGGAGGGCAAAATAGCTTTATTTCCTGCTGACCTTAACCACATGGTATATCCCTTTTATACATCTGACGATTATAGAGTGTCTATATCCGGTAACTTAGGTTTTAAGATATAAAAGCTATTGATTTAGTGTGTTTCTGTCTATAAAACTATATTATGGCAAAGATTGTAGATGAACCTAAGATTCTACGCTATGAGTTCGATCCACAGGGTAAAAAAATACCTGTGTATAGTGCTAAAGTAGAAACTACGGTTACAAATACTAAAACAGGATATGAGTACAGCAGTCACGAAGAAGTGGACGCTGACATTGCCAACCCTGCAACAGATACTAAAGAAGAAGATATACGTAGAGATGTGCATGTTATAGCACCTAATTTATTTAGTGGAGCTTATACAGGGGATGAGTAATGTTAAAAAATATATTCAAAAGCGCTAAAAAACTTTTAAAAAGCCCAGTTGGACAGATTGGTATAGGTTTATTAGCCCCTGGTTTTAATTTAAACCCCGCTGTAGCATCAGGCATCGCAGGATTACTTGGTGGGGATAAGCCTGAAAACATAGCTAAGAATCTTGGTATCACTGCTTTGTTAGGCGGAGTTACTGCGGGACCAGGTAAAACATTTTCTGAGGGTGTAATGGACACTTTTAGAACACCCACTGGTAAAATAGGTATGTCTATGAAAGATGCTAAAAATGTTGAAGATTTGATGAGCGTACCAGGAGGGTTTGGTGGTGGCATCTCAGATTTAATTACTGGTGCTCCAGGAAAAATTTTAGATTTTATTATTGAGAACCCAGTACAAGCGGCAGAGCTTGGTTTGTTAGCAGCTGCTTTTACACAAGGTCAAGATGATCCTAGAATGATGGATGTAGACGCAACTGGTATATCTGGAATAGAAGATGCAAGAAAAAGCTATAAGGAAGAGTTAGAAAAAAGCAAATTTCAAAACGCATCAGGCGGTATAGCAGGTTATGAAGCTGGTGGAGAGAAACTGACTAGCATAGGCATAAATAGAAATACAGGTGAGCCAAGTGGCTTAGTCACCGGACCAGGGACCGGTAAGAGCGACTCGATAAGATTTGTAAGTAGTGAAGCTAAAGTGCCCACAGATATTTCAAATGGTGAGTTTATAATTACAAAAGAGGCCACAGACAAAATAGGACCAGAAAATCTTTATGCGTTACAAACTGCATTCGATAAAGACGCAGAAACATTTGAAGAAGGTCAAGAAAGGATGGCAATGGTGTAATGGCAACGTTAGAAGAATTAAGAAATCAATATTACGCTAACCTGATGAAATCAGGACAAGACCTAATTACTGATTTACCACCGCTTCCTAAAGAAACTGTTGAGCCTCTCTCTGGTGCTGAAACAGATGCGTTAAATTTAGCCAGAACAGAAGTAGCCTCCAGACCTGACTTTATGAGTATGGGTGTCGGTGCGTTAGGCCAAGGAGTTTTGTCAGCAGCAAACGCTGCGACTCAGGCAATGTCTTCAACAGGAGCGTTTAATCCTGCATCAACTCAAGCATTTATGAATCCTTTTCAACAACAGGTAATAGATGAATACACAAAAGAAATGCAACGTCAGTTTAACATCCAACAAGCTGGTCGAGATGCAAAAGCTGTTGGTGCTGGTGCTTTTGGTGGTAGCAGACAGGGTGTATTAGATGCGGAAGCTGCAACAGGTTTTCAGAGACAATTAGGTCAGGGTATTGCTGGTTTATTATCAAGTGGTTTCCAACAAGCGCAGAGAGCGGCACAACAAGCTTTCGAAAATCAACAAAGACGAGGACAGTTGGCTGCACAGAATTTAGCTAACATTGGCAGAACACAGACAGGCATAGGTCAAGTATTTGGTCAGTTTGATCCTCTTGCATCAGGAGTTTTAGAGAGAGACGTTAGCACCTTGGCTAGAATTGGTGCAACTGAGAGAGGTGTTGGTCAAGCTGAAAGAGCTGCAGAGTTTGCAAACTTATCAAGGCAATACATGCAACCTTTTGAGGCGTTAGCGAGACAGTCAGGTATATTAGGTGGTTTTCCTACATACGCTGAGAGTCAAACTGCACAATTATATAATCCATTATTTACAGGTATTGGTTCATTATTTCCAGGTACCGGAACGGCATAATCCATGAGTGAGTCAGGATTTGACGTACTAAAAGGTTTTCAACCAGAGGGCGGTTCAATAACTTATGAGCCATATACACCTATTGTTCCTCAAGATAAACCAATAGAGTATGAGCAAGAAAAAGCTGCGAAAGATCAAGTATCTTTAGATCAAGCAGCTAGAATAGAACAAGACACTAATCTTTTTAATTATTATGCAAATCAATATGCAGGACAAATGTTACCTGTAATTGATGCTGCTAATCTTAATATGGCAAACTATGCAGAAATGCTTGGCTTAGGTAAAAGATATACCCCAGATGATTTTAAAAAAACCATTGAAGAGTCAATAGGGCCAATTGAAGAAACACCTGCTGGGCGACAGTTTACAAGGTTTTTAGTGGATGCTTTTAACGCAAGGACACCGTTTAGAGGTGCAGCGGGAGCTCTTGATATTTATTTACAAACAGTTGGTAAAAGAATGGAAAGAGAAGATATCATCAAACAAAATAAACTAGCAAGAAGATTAATGGTTGGTGAGTTAGCCGCAAAACAAGCAGCAGAGGCTAATGAGAATATCAAAGCTGTAGAAGCAGATTTTTACTTGAAAAAAATGGGCTACGATAATGCAAACGCAGAGAGATATCTTGGTTTTACATCAGACATAATTAAAAAAATAGCTCAAACAAATTTAGACATGGAAGAAGAAAAACTTAAAGCTAGTTTACACTTTTTAAAAAATCCTCAACAACCAATTCAAGTAGCTTATGTTGACCCAAATGGTAAAACAGTAGGACCCATAGCTGCCATGCCAATACTTACAGAAACAGGTATTCAGTATAGATTAGGTAGAGTAGATTCTGAAACAGGTGATCAAATTTTTGATGTGAAGATACCAGGTGACGCACAAGGTAGGTTAAATTTATTCTTTCCAAGCAAAACTGGCGCTGCAGAAGATACTGCTAATTTTAAAAATTTACAATTGTCCGAGTCAAAGGTAAGAGAAGGCTCATCGAACTTGTTCACATTACAGAATCAATATAATGACGTGATTAGTATTTTGGATGTTGCAAGACAAGATCCATCTAAAGTTGGTATATCTGGTTCTATTAAAAAAGCGTTCCAAGAAGTTGGAGCAACAACAGAAGCCATACTTAATTTATTGGGTAAGGATGCTGGTGTTGGAGGAGCTTACGGAACAGGTCTTGTTGATGAAGGACAAATGTTATTTTCTTATGACCAAGCTAATCCAGGTGCGTTGCCGACAGGCGGTACGGTAGATACTACAATTAAAGATGACATTATACTTAAAGATTTACCCACTAAAGTACCTTTCAAGACTGAGACTAAAGTGGTGCAGGCTTCATTAAATGACATTGTGCAAACAAGTTGGTGGGAGAGTCAGGGATATGATCCAACCTATGCACAAAACAAAGTTAAAGAAATATTTATCATTTACGGTTTAGCAAGAGCCTTAAAATCTACTGGTCGATTGAATGTGGACGATATACAAAGAGCATCTGAAGCTGTATCTATTTATGGTTTACAATCACCACAACAAGCTATTGCAAAATTAGAGCAGGTCGCATTAAAATTATCAGATGCACAAAAAGCTATCATTAGATCTACACCTGAGGTTCTCGGCACAACACCTGAGGTAAACGAAGTTATTATTCCAATGTTAGAAAGACTAAATTTACCTATCGAACCATATAGACAATATTTTATGCAGCCTAGTGAAAGTGGAGCTGTGACAGCCACACAACCAGAAGGTGTAATACCTACAACAATAGATGAAGCTGTAACGCAATCAGTCACTGTGGCACCTGAGGGTTCACAATCTTTAAAAGTGGAGGACTTATTTAGTTCATTTTAATGGCACCTTTAAAAGCACAAAATTACATTACCTTGATGGAAGGCACTGAAAACCAAAAAAGTTTTTATTTGCAAAACCCAAGTCAGCCTACTGAACAAGATATTTCTAAAATTAAAGAAGCATATGGTATTGATCAAGATACAACATTAGAACAAACAAGAGATTTACTTAATAAGATTGAGGCAGGAGAAATAAAGTCACCATTAGCTAACCTACCAGAGGGCCAAGCAGCGTTTGGTGAGTTGTATGAAAGAGCTGCTGACGTAGCTGAGAGAGCAGAACTAATTAAAGATCCACTACAATATTATGGTAATACATTTTTACCTATGGATGGCATAATTTCAGAACCCTCTTTCTCTATGTCTGGAGGATTCATAGGCATTGGTGCTGCGCAAGCAGCTAAAATAGCCGGTACTAGAAACCCTTTTGCAATCTTAAGCCCTACGGAAATTTTACTAGCAGAGGCTGCAGGATCTGATATTGGAACTAAAGTATATAGGCTTGGTAATAACATAATTAGAAGTTTAATGGATTTACCAGAAGAGGATTTAGCGAGTCAAATGAGTCAAGCTTTATATGACACATCTTTAAATATTATGTTTACAGGTGGGGCTATGACTATGGCACCAATATTTAACGCAAGTAAGGCTTTTATTGGCAAATATATTTTTGGTATAAGTCCGACTAAGGAAAATTTAGAAAAGATCGCACAAATATCTGAAACATACGGTATGCCCATGGGTATTATTCAGGCATCTAATATGCCTTTTTGGAAAGGCTACAGTAAAGTCATAGGTGTATTTCCATGGATTGGTTCAGCTTTCAAAAGACAAGCACAAGCTGTGGATGAAGGATCAAGACAATACTTAAGCTCCATGGCTAATGGCATGGCTCCAATGCACACTATGACTATGTTAGGCGCAGATTTCTCACAAATAATGAGTAAAAACTACGATGCAGTAAGAAATGCACAGCAGTATATGTATGAAAACTTTGAGCAGTATGCAAAAAGGTTAAAAGGCAAAAAGGTTATTAATATTACTGGATTTAAAGATGTAGCAAAAGATACAGCAGCACAATTTAAAGAAGCCATACCAGGTATGAAAGGTTATGGAGAGTTTAGATTTCCTGGTGATGGTACAAAAAGAGCTTTTGGTGTTTTCTATGAAACTATGAGCAAGCTAGATGATAATATTACTTTAGAACAAGCTATTACAATGAGACAAATGTTTAATGACTTTGTCACAAATTTTAAAACAGAATTTAAAGGTAAAATTCCAAAAGAAGAGGCACAAGCAATTGGTAATTTAGCTGCTAGATTAGAGTATGATATTCTAAATTTAAAAAATATTGACAACGCTATTGATGAAACTGTTTTCAATACAGCATTGTCTAAATTAGCTGCAGCTAATGAATTTTTTGCCCATACTATGCCTACATTTGAAGGTGGAGTTGCTGCTAACATGAAGCAAGTAAACTCAAATATTTTTGGACCAGGGCCGGATGTAGAGCGGGGTCTAATGTACACCGATGAAATGTTTAAAGTTATTTTTAGTCGAGCTAAATCAAGTAAGGAGGCTATGGAACATCTTCTAACACTATCTCAAACTACACCAGATCAGATAAGAGCTTATAACAAAGCGGGTAAGGTTGAGGGTAAAGTCGTTGAGTTAGAAACTTTAGTCAAAGATATGGACATAAACTCACCAACTTATGGAACCATGGTCAAAAAGACTGTGCCAATTATTAGTGCCGCTCCTAATGCTGGCAGAGATAAAATTTTAAGAAGATTATTTGATGATGCAATAGAGGCGTCTATCGAGGGATTACCTCCAGGTGTTAGCGCTACACAGTTTATAAATTTAAAAGACGTGGCTCCAGAGGTAATACGAGCTAAAGGTCTGAAGAAAGCTGCGCCTGAGTTATTAGAGTTTAGTGACGTAAGTTTTAATCCTGACGCATTTGCAAAGTCATTAGGTTTAGATACAAAAGAGGGACAAGAAATATTAGCCACGGCTTTAAAAGGCACTAACATATCTGTAAAAGGTATACAAAGGTTCTTAGATGCTGTTAGTCAGGCTAAAAGTTTCCAAATAAACGACTCATCAACATTCTTACAAAGACGTTTAACATTGACCGGTTTAAAAGGGATAATGTTATTTGGTGCAGGGACCACGGCACAAGCAGCAGTCACTGGACCATTTGGCCCTGTATTAACAGCATTAGTTTTAAAATACGGTTCAAGTATTCTATCTAACCCAAAGTATTTAAAAACCTTTACGGAATTATATGAGGACATGGCAAAGTTTGGACCAGGTGACTCTTACAAAGCACTTACTAGATCAAGACGTAATGACATCTTGGAATGGGCATCGACCGTATTACCGACAGATGAAGAGGTTGAAAGACAAGAGTTTATAAATAGTATTGACGAATCTATATTTAGTTTGATGGAAAAAGGACAAACTAAAATAGAGGCACAAAATGCTAGAGAGCAACAATTAAACATGATGTCAGGTAACATTAATAAATCGCAACAAAGAGTTACGGGTGAACTTTTGAATAGAATCAATAGAACAATGCAACCCATAAGCGGTGAGGATGTAGAACCTAGCTTAACACCCGCCTCAAGCCTATTTAATCCTAAAATGCCAAATAATGCAGTGCGTAACGCATTAGCGTTTGGTACAGTAGATGATGCAATCACAGCTCAAGGAGGCATAAGTAGTTTATGAGTACAGCTTTACAATTCACTTCTGTTTTTGACCCTACAAACCCACCACAAAAATTAAGGTTTGGTGGTGTAGGAAATCAAACAAAAAAGTTTGAGGATATTACACCGATGGGTAACAAAAAATTTAACATTGATAATATGAAAAATTTAAAAGGAACTGAACCTCGTTTTAATATTCGTGACATGCAGGAGAGAGAACCAAAAAAAACAACAGAAGATAAAATGAACATGCTAGCAAATAAAGCTTTGGAGGCCAGAGGTATCAAAACAGAAGCTATAAAAGATTTAGAAACGCCACCTCCTGTTTCTGTAGCAGATGCAACAAAACCATCATTACCAGCTCCTAGATTTATGGATGAATTTGAAAATTTAGATGAAAAGCAAAAACAAGAAATGTATTTATTTTTTGAAAAATTAAGAATGCAAGAACAGTTGGAAAGAAATCAAATTGAGAGAGATTTTAGAGATGATATGTTAAGAGATAACTTACAAGATATGTACAATAGAATGTATGGAGAGAGACTACAAGCAAAAGCAATGAGTCCAGACATGAATATGATAATGCGTGCACAAAATGATCAGAGTGGTATTAATTCAGTTGTTAACGACTCTCCGATTGCACAATTACGCATGATGGATTATAATGGTAAAGTATGATTGAAATTACAGATGCACTTCGTGACCAGGTACGTCACCATGAAGGTGTACGCACTACTATGTACCTCGACACATTAGGAAAAGCCACGATCGGTATAGGCCACCTTATACAACCTCATGAAAGAGAAAGATATGCAGAAGGCGTAGAGATTACCATGGAAGAGGTAGAAGAACTCTTCGATATTGATTTAAACAGAGCAGCAGCGGGAGCTGATGAGCTGATAGCTGAGAAGATTGGACACGATCTACCTCAGGTCATAGGTGAAGTCTTGGTCAACATGTGCTTTCAGCTGGGAAAAAATGGTGTCTCAAAGTTTAAAAACATGTTTAGATGCATGAAAGAAGCCGATTGGGAAGGTGCCGCTTTTCAAATGAAAGATAGCCGTTGGCACAAACAAACTACGAACAGATGTGAAGAACTAGCATCTATCGTTGCTAATTATAAGGAATAAGGTTAAAATTAATTATGAATAGAAGGCCTAAACAAGAGTCTGGTGATAAAGAAATGAATCAAATCAATAAGTTGATTGATGATGAAAATAGAGCAGCAGAAGCTCTAGCCAGAGGTTTAAAAAGTGGTAGAGTTCAAGGTTCAGATTATCAGGCAGCTATGAAAGTCGTTAAAGAGCTTGGATTAGCTGGTAAAATAGAATCCGATGTTAAAAAGGGCGGCTCATCACGAAAAGTAATAAAGGGTAAAAATATACCAGGCGGTGTTTTACCTTTCAAAAGAGGCGGAATGAGAGGCAAAAAAAATGGCAAATAGAAAACTAAGAAAACCACCAGAGGGTAAAAAAGGCAAAGGATTACGTAAACTA